GCTCACGCACCCACGAGGCCGATCATCGGACCGGCGACGGTGGACGAACCGAGGTTCGGGTGAGCGATCGCCACGCGGGCGACGGCCCGAATCACGGTCTGGTCGCTGAGGAAGTTCACCTGGTCGCTCGAGGCGATCTCGATGCCCTGCCGCACGCCGTAGTAGGAGCTGTTGGCCATGTTGCCGTACAGCGCCATCACCACGCCCGTCGAGTCCGCACCGCTCGGGAGCCGGTCGGTGAGAACCACCGGCGAGCCGAGGAAGGTGAGGCCCATGCCCTGCGACAGGCCGACCGAACCGCCCTGGTTCAGGTCGAGAGCCTGCATGCAGGTCGCGAAGAAGAACGGCGAGCAGAACCACTTGGCACCCTGACGCGAGTGCTGCGGAACCGCAGCCATCATCGCGAGCAGGTTGGCCTTGGTCACCTCGTCCGGGGTGTCACCGGCAGCGGTCACCAGCGACGCGGCCAGGTCGTAGGTCGTGACGTTGTTCGCAGTAGTGGTCTTGATCAGACCGCCAGCGTGGCTCGTCACGAGGCCCGCGACGCCAGGGGCGTTGCCAGGGTTGCCGCTCCACGCCGCAGCCTCGACGGCGTTGGCGATCGACAGGCCCAGCTCCGTGGCGATGAAGTCGGCGATCGACACGATGGAGTCCTGGAGCAGTTCGCTCGCGACAACCACCGCGCCCGTCACCTTCTTCGCCGTCAGCGTGACCTGATTCATGGTCGGGTCGCTGGGGGTGATGGCCACGTTCTCGTCGATCCACGCCGCCGTCGTTCCGCCCGTCCGACGCGGGAACTGAAGCACGTCGCTCGGCATCGTCACGCTCGTGGCGTTCTGGGCGAAAGCCGAATAGCGATCTACAAGCGCAATCACGGTCGATGACAGGACATCAGGCACCACGGACGAGCCGCTGTTCGCCGAGGTGGAACCCATCGCACGGGCCTCGACGCCGTGATCCTGGCACCACCGCTTGGCGTCGGCGTCACCCGCCTTGGCCTTGAACCACATGCCCACCTTATAGGCGTCCTTGGCGTTCTCGAACGCACGGAGCCGTCCCGAGAAGGGAACCGCCTCGATGCGGACCTTATCGCTCCGCTCCTCGGTCGCACCGGCAACCGGCGAGCAGCGGTCAACCACGCTGCGGAGCTTCAGAGCCGAGTCAGCGACCGACTTCTCGAAGTCGATCTTCTTGGCGAGCTTGGCGGCATCGGCCGTCAGCGTCTCCAGTTCGAGGTCACGCTCCGCGATCTTGTCCGCGTCGCCCTCGACGGCCCGCACGGCGTCGATCCGGTTGGCGAGGGCAACGGCCTCGTCCTGCAGCTTCTTGAGGTTGTCCACTGTGTGATGTCTCCGCCGGCGGTATTGCCGATGAAGTCCACAGTGCCACTACCGGGTATCCCTCTTGCAGAAGCGCACTTCGGAAAGTGTTGTTTTTACAAACGCCACAGCCCGAGCCCCGCAGCGTGGGCAACGCAAATACCGCTGCCGTTCGTCGCCGCATGGACGGCTGGAACGGCACCGTAGTTTCTCGCCGCAGGTGCAGCGGGCCTCAGCCATTGCGAAGCCTCAGTGCCCACGCCGTAGCGGCGTCACGAATCATGGAACGTCTAGTGACTACAGCGGCAACCGCCTCGGGCTCTGGTTGCGACTGTGACGCCAGCCATGCTTCGTAGGACCGCATGGCAACAGAAGCAGAGGTGGCGGGGTACGCGGGCACAAGTACAGGCCCCACGTCATACAGCCCGCTCACCTCGCGGATTTGCCGCACGGCCTTGCCATCCTCGCCGGTGCGAAATGATTCGTTCTTCGGGTCAACCGTAAAGGCGAACGAAGAGCCACGCACGTCACGCCGCTGGATGAGCTCGAGCACGTCAGCCCGGCTGACCGGCGGCGTCACCACGTACCTCAGTCCCTTCTCGTCACTGGACAACTCCAGCGTGCCCGAAGAGGTGCGGCCCAGCACGATGTTGGAATCGTGGTTGAACAGGGCCACCACGTCGCCCTTACCACGCTGGCGGCTCAGAATCTTGTCGAACGCCCCCGGCAGGATCTCTTCCTTGAACCCGCCGAGGTCCAAGGAAAGCCGGTTGTAGACGGCGGCGTAGCCGATGATGGCGGCCCGGCCATCGGCCCGGCTCTCCACGATCAGTTCCTGCTCATCCTCAAACGCGAAGTCGCGGCGTTCAATTTCCATCGGTCGTGTCCTCCTCTTCGGCCTGGTCTTCGGCGTCATCGGCCATCGGCTGCGGTGCCGGCGGCTCTTCGCCCACCTTGTCGAGCGTGGTCATGTTCAGTTGAACGAAGTGGCGATCACCGTCAGGCCCAATCGGGTTGAGGTTCTCCAGTTCCCGAATCTCGTTGATCGTCATCCAACCGTTCTGCAGGGCGCTGACGTAGTAGGCCGACCGGCTTGCATGGTCGCCACGAAGCAGGCCGCTCACGCTGTGCTCGGCAAAATACCGCTCGTCATCCACGATCAGGTCACGTGAGATCGCCGCTTCCCACCGCTTCAGATGCGGCAGCAGGCAGTGCTGCACGAACTCCGTGCCCTGCACCTCGATGTTGCTGTAGGTCGAGCGGGTCAGGTCTTGGATCATGTGCGGCGGCACGCGGAACGCCCGGCAGATTTCGATCACCTGGTACTGCCGCGTCTCAAGAAACTGCGCCGCCTCGTTGCTGCCGCTGAGCTCGTGAGCCTTCACGCCATTCGGCAAGACAGCCGTGCGGTGTGCTCGATCCGGCCCCCGGTGCATCCGCTCCCACTGCTCACGCAGACGCTCTGCCGCCTCAATCGGAATCGGGTTGTCGCTCTCCAGCACGATGCCAGGCCGGGCACCGTTGCCGAAGTACGTGGCCCCGTGAGCCTCCAATGCCTGTGCCAGCCCGATGGCGTTCTGAAAGATGCGGTAGGTTGGGATCGGCTTGACACCGTCCTCGGTCGTGAACCGCAGGCAGAAAATCTGCTCCTGCGCGTAGGGTGTCTGGCGGCCATTCGGCTCGCGGTAGAGATACCGCAGGCGGCCATTCTCCAGCCGCTCTACGTCCATCCGAGACGAATGCAGCGGCCACAGTTCCGAGACGGCACCACGCGAGCCCGGCCGGATCTCGGCGTAGGACGCACCATAGTGCAGGTACATGCCGGTCATCCAATCGCGGAACTCCTGCGCCGTCTGCCACGGATTCGGCTGCTGGTGCAAGAGCCGATAGACCGGGTGGCTCGTGGCCTTCTGCTTGCCACCGTTCGCCATTCGCTCAAACACTTGCAACGGCAGGGCCGACACGGCGTCAGAGATCACGCGGATGCAGGCCGTGTACGCCGAGCACGCCATCGAGTTGTCGGCGTTGACGCGAATGCCAGACGGCGTGCGGCTCAGCGAAACCTCGGGCCAGTCGATGCCGCGAAGCTCGTGCATCCGGTAGTCGTTGGCGGCTGTGTCGCTCATAGCGTGATGATGTCCCAGGATTGTTCGACTGGCTTGGCGGTCGCCACGGCGTAGATGCCGCAGCACATGGCAAGGCACACCATGCCGTCGATTCGCTCTGTGCTTCTTGCTTTACTGGGCTTAATGTTCCCGTTCGCGTCCTGCTGTATCGCAACGTTGCCGGCTTGCCACGCCATCACCGGATGCCCGCCATGCAGCAACCGACCGGCAACGGCCCATGCTTCAAGCTGCTTCGCGGCCGGGCTCATGCTGGCATAGCCCTGTCCAAATCCTGCCACGTTGACGCCATCTCCTTGCAGTTGTGTGGCTAACTGCGTCGCGTTCCAGCGGTCGATTGCCAACTGGCGAATCTGATACTTTTTCGCCAGGGCGTTTATGTCGGCCCGGACAACGTCAAAATCCGTCACGTTGCCCTGGGTCATCTTGAGATGCCCTTGGCGAGCCCAGGTGAGATACGGCACCTTGTCTCTCCGCTCGCGTTGCGCGGCGTTTTCCTCTGGAATCCAGAAGTACGGCTGCACCCAGAACGTGCCGTCATCCAGCGGAAACAACAGCACCAGCGCCGTGGTGTCGAACGTGGACGCCAAGTCCAGGCCAGCCCAACACTCACGGCCCTCAAGCGACACGGGACACGGCTTGTTTCCCTGCGCCCAGTGATCCATGCGAAGCCATCGCGTGTCCTGCTCTGTCCACTGGTTTAAGTACAACTGCCGGAACGTGTTCTCATACGCAGGCACCTCGACGGCCCGCTGGCACTCGCTTCGCAGGAAGTCCAACTTGATCGAGACGCCGAGATTCGGATTGGCGACGGCCCACGTCTTTTCGTCCTTCCAGTCGGCGTCCGGTGCAGCCGCAAATATCGCCGGCAGGAACGTGTCATCGGTGATCGCACCGGATTGCACTGCCTCGGCGTATTTCCAGATTTCCCAACAGACGCTCTTGCGGTCGTAGCCGGCCGTCGTGATGTACACGAGCAGCGGCTGCCGGCGAGCACCCT